TTTATTCCAAAGGAGTGGCTCAGTACGGCTATCGACATACCGCTTTGCCTCTCTTGCAAATAAAATTGGTTTCTCATGGATAACTGGGGTGCATAGCATCCATATATCTCCTTGTTTACCTACACCTGCCATACCAGCAATCTTGCCGCTAGGGGACGTAAAATAGACTCCAGAGGGCGTTTGAGCCATTATAGGTAGATAGACCTTCGGATCTATTCCATAGCCTTCTGAGATCTCTCTGAAGTCATCTGGGCGTAGGTTAGAGGCTACCTCGTAAGCAACCTCTGGTGTGAGTGGGTGAATGTATTTACTTAAAGCTTTCATATATTGGTTCTAACTTTTCTATTGTATCTGCCATCCACGGCTCCCAAGGCATTTGCTTCATACCTCTTTGGACATACCTTTCATAAAATCTATTGGTTTTCATTCTCCAATAAAGGTATCCAAGTTCTTGTTCTGTTAATTGTACGTTATACACGGCGGTAGTATTTAGGTGAGTAGTTCCCTTCCCAAGACAGCGACCTAAGTGTGGCTGGGGCGGGGTGTAATGATTTGAGTATTATTTCAACGTTTGTATTCTTTTCATATACAGGTATAGTCTTAATAAACTCCTCTAGGTAAGGAGCATCAGACGCATCATATTCGTTAAGCTGTGTAGACTCATATATTTCTGTATAATCTGTTTTACCTACACGTTCTAATGTAGTTTCATATAACCCTATCTTACCAAAATGAAGTTTAATTCGATGTAAAACTAAAGAGGAGTTAACGTCAGCTGTTGAGCGTTGCCCGTCAAGTTTAGTAGGATATATAGTTGGTAATTTAACTTGATAAGGATAGATATAACCTATTGTAATTGTTGTACTAGACCAGTTACCTTGCAAAGTAAAGCTTGTAGCTGATGCTGTATTGTTTGTATTACTTACAACGCTATAAGTAGGTTTTGCATATCTACCAGTACTTGTATCTATTACAACTAATTCATGATTAGGTGTTGTTACTGAAGTTAACCAGTTAACATTAGAAAATGTAGTAATATTTGTACTTACGTTATGTACTCCTCCACTGACAGTAGTATAGTTATCTACATGTAATAAAAAATTAACACCATCTTGTATTATACTTGGGTCAGAGTCTCCTTGTATTAAATTAATACTTTGTAAGTAGTAGTCGCTATCTAAAAAGAAGTACTGGTCATTGATAATAAAATGATAAGTTAATGGGTTATTTAACTTCCATTTAAACCATGCAGCCTGTACTCTTTTATCAGCTGTCTGGAAATATTTGTATCCAAACACTTCATCTGTTCCTGTTTTACCTATCAACACAATAGAGTTTTCTCTAGAGTTAGTTATTAAGTCAACATCTTTTGGTAGTAAGGTCGGTACAACTTTACTAACTTCAATTATATTTGGTTCACCCTCTCTTGCTGTATTTGCCATCTCATTAAACCTACTAAACTTACCAGAGTTATCTATGTAAGCAACTGTAGTTCCTAGAGATATAGGAGGCATGTCTTCATTATAGTTAAATGTAGCTATGCTTCTTAGTTTAGCTGTATCAGGGTTAAATACTGTATCATCTGATGCAAGTAAGAATTGCTGGTTTGTACTAAATACAAGTAGACCAGCGTTGATTTCAATACCGTCAAACAGGTCAGATGGAAACATGGACGCAGCTGATATATCAACAGGGTCGGCTACGGATACTGTCAAAGCTGTTTCAATAAAGAAGTTAGGTCCACCAAAAGTCTCATCAAGAGTTCCCGGTCTAGATGTAACAACGTTTTCGCCTGCTAGAAATGCTAGCCTATTACGAAAGAATAAAACTTTGTTAATACGTTTACCTACAAAGGATGGCATTGGATTGGTAGTTGTATCACCAACGTCTCTAGTTCCGTATGTAAACTGTCTTACAGTAAAGGTAGTTGTGCCTGTACGTTGTATCACTAAAGGCATGTTAGTTAGAGTTGTAGTAATACCCGGCAAAGCACACTCTGTCCAAGCTCCACTACCGTCTTTATCATTTTGACCTTCAAACTTTAGGTAGTAATCATCTTCTTCTGATCGCAAAGCGTTAGATACTCTAACTATATATCCATTCTTACACTGGTTGGGTAAGTTCTGTACATCGTTTACCGACCCCTGCATAGATCTCATTAGATCATTTTCAACAATGTTAACTGTAAACGACTGAGTGCTGTGAAGATATATACCATTACCTATTTGTTTACCATTAACACCGCTAGGTAAGTCTGCTATAATACCACCGATAATCGTATCAGCAGTTACAGCTGTCTGAGCATCAAAAGGTGTAGGTTCTGGACGTACGAGACCGTCACCATTACTGCTGATTGTAGCGTTTAAATCTGTGGATTCAATCTCTTCTACACGTATAGTATAGGTAGCATTAGTTCCTGAGTTGGATTGTGCTTTGGTACCACCTCCACCTTTTGCAGAGTCGAGGGTTACTGTAACAGTATCACCTACAACCCAACCTTCACCACCATGTAGTAATACTACTTCTCGTTGGTAGCTACACTGGTAGTTATCACCGTCTGGTCCATTAGATGCGGCATTATAATTAGGGCTTACGCCTTGCTGTCCTAAAGTATTAATTCTAAATATAAGATTCTTTTTAGTACCTTGGTCAACGCTGAATACTTGTGTACCAATTCCGGGACATGATCCTGACCCGTCTCCTTCGTACAAAGTATCATTATTAATTTTAATACGTGTAGCACGTGTTAGAGTTGTAACGTCAGCTGTTCTAAATACATCAATACCATATTGTCTTCCGTTTTCTGTTCGTAGTAATTCAATGAAGGCAAAGTGTGCATCTGGTCTAGCTGTTGTTGTACCAGTCTGACCTACAGTTGTAAGATACCGAGCATCACCAGCCTGTAAAGTATTACCAGCAGCATTTAAAGCTGGAGTACCACCACCGTCTATTTCTGCTTGAGTATAGTTACTAGAGTCTCTGTTGTTAACAAATGTAGTATCGTTAATTGTTAAGAATTGTAAGTTTTCTGATGTAGCTGTTTGTAGATAGTTTTGTATAGCAGTCTGACCTCCTGTGCCATAAACAGTACTCATCTGAGTACCATCACTACAACGCCATACTCTAACCTGACCATCAGGTGCAACTTGTCCTATATATGATCCCTCTGTCTCATCACGAAAGTAGTGAAACCAAGACCCACCCGTCTGAACATTAGTCAGTGGGCTAGTTCCTATTCTTTTTGCACCCGGTCTTTTAAATAATCCCTTGGTAACGTCTGGTATAGCGTTTACTATTTCTGTTACTTGACCGGGAAACTTTAGGTTGTCAGGCTGTTCTGACATACCTAATGAAAACTGAGGGATAGTTTGTGTTACGCTTGCCATTATCGTCTAAGGTTTCTCCAAGGTTGATAAGTTTGATATGTAGTATTTTCTGGAAATCCAAACATACTATAGTCTGCTTGGTTGCACTCATACTCTTGTAATGCTGCTCGTGCTAAACCAGCTTGATCTGTCAGTAATCTAACTAAGCTAGGGTTAGCAACTAGCTGTGTAGCTGCTGCCGCCGACGCTCTATATATAATAAATCTTCTAAATACAATAGGTAAGTTTTCAAAGGTTCTAAGATAAATAACATCTAAGAATAATGTTTCTGAAAATGTATCGTCATGTCTAATTTTATCGTATAAAAACCCGTCACGTCTTACTAGATCCATGGTTCGTTTAGCTTGATTATCATGTAAATCTAAAGCTAATACGTTGTCAGGTATTGAAATTTTTTTAGTAGTATTGTCAGGAGGGAATGGGACATGCTCTTCTTTGTTAAAGTGCCATCCTTCTGCCTGTGTATCTACGTTTGCATCACGTAAAAGATTGTAGATAAAAGCTACTTCTGGATTATCGTATGCTGTGATACCGTTAGTCACGCTAACAGCACCTAATGTTGTTACGGGTGATTGTCCGATAGCCCCCAGTATTGCGTTCACTGCGGATAGTTCTGTATCGGTGTCAATAGTTGTGGAAGCCATAAGAAAAAAGGGGAGCCGAAGCCCCCGTATAAAAAATAAAAAATTAAGCGTTTGCAGGGTATGTTGTACCGAATCCTGATGGAGCAGTTGAACCAGCAAATAACTCAACACAAGCAGCAGGGTTTAAGAAATCTGCACCCATAGCTAGGCGACCTAAGATTACGTCACCTTGGTATACTACTGAAACATCTCCAGAAGTTACCTGTACTTGAGGTCCGATTGCTTCTACTACACCAGCAGCTTCTCTTTGGAAGATAAGTCCACATGTGTTGTTGAAAGCCGTAGCAGAACCATAGTTGTTGTTAATACCAGCTACTGAAGCTTGTCCATCTTCAACAGCTTCTTCAATGAAGCTACCTTTGTTTCCGGGGTCAGCTACACCAGTAGTATTACTACCTGTACCATACTTAGTACCATACTTACCAAGGAATGGGATGTTCATTGATTTGTAGATAGTGATACCAGCAATCTCAACGATTCCGTTTCCTGACTGAAGTGCGTCTCCTCTCTCGTTATGATTGATTAGACCATTAGCACCACCAGCTGCGGCAGTTTGAATAAGTGAGTAGTACTGTCTTGGGTTAAGTACAGCTACTCTACCTTCACCACTTACACCTTTCTCATCTAATGCAGCAGCTGCATCGTAGAAAGCATCAATAAGCATGCCAGCATCGTAAGCATCAGCTAGGTTTGAACCTGTTGTTCCAACTCTAACTTGAGTTCCACCGGGCTCTACAAAGTTAGTCATAGAAACAGGAGAAGCCTGTCTAGCACCTTTTGCAATCGCACGGAAGATTAATCTGTCATACTTCTCTGCAAGAGCATAACCGATTTTCTTTGAAATTTCACCACGTAGGTCGTAGTGAGCAAGTGTCTCGTCTAATTCGTAGACAAAAGCACTTGAGATTAGAAGGTCATCTATAGTGATGGTCTTCTCAGCAACTGGAGGAGCCTTTTGGTCGTTACCAAGTATGCTGTTGCCGGGTACGTGGTACTCAGCTGTTGTTCTACCTGTGTAGATAAACTGCATTGACTTACCAGAAGTTAATGTTCTCTTCTGAACTAAGTCTCTTGCAATGGTATTCCTCTGGAAGCCTTTAAACATCTCTCCTGAGAAGAGTTTAAGATAAAGGGCTCGAGGGTCTGTACCACCATTTAATGCACCCTGTCTTGTTAGTTGTGTAGGGTTTACATTAGACTGATGGTCAAAGCTATTGGATGAACCAGTAGCCGGGGTTGTATATGCCATTTCTAAGAATGTATAGGTTTACGTTCTTTAGATCTAAAATTTTTCTCGAGATTTTGTAGGTCTATCCCTACCGTCTAGACGGCATAAGGTGTCCAGCGTACTGGGCTTGTGCCAAATGCAGGGGAGTCCGACTCTGAGGTGCTCCCCGTGCTATTATTACTTCACAAATTTTGTGTAAGCAATGCCACGATATACGTAAGTTACTTGCATTGTAATCTCCATATACCTAAGCCCCGTTCCATGCCTAGGTTTCATGCGTCCATAAAATGGATGAACGGACGTGGCTGTTACCCTATAGCTGGTGCTGTAAGGGCTACGTTTGTAGACTCAGCTGATGCTAAGTCAAGTGGAAAGTTGTGTGCATTTCTTTCGTGCATAACTTCAAACCCAAGGTTAGCTCTGTTTAGAACGTCAGCCCATGTAGGTATGATCTTGCCGTTAACGTCAACGATGGACTGATTAAAGTTAAAACCATTAAGGTTGAAAGCCATTGTGCAGATGCCCATTGAGGTAAGCCATATGCCAACGACGGGCCAAGTAGCGAGAAAAAAGTGTAAGCTACGAGAATTATTAAAAGAAGCATATTGAAATATAAGTCTACCGAAGTATCCGTGTGCTGCTACAATGTTATAAGTCTCGTCTTCTTGACCAAACTTATAGCCGTAGTTCTGTGAGATATTTTCCGTGGTCTCCCGAAGGATTGAGGAAGTAACAAGGCTTCCGTGCATAGCAGCAAACAAAGCACCACCAAAAACCCCTGCCACACCGAGCATGTGGAATGGGTGCATGAGGATGTTGTGTTCTGCTTGGAAGACAAACATAAAGTTGAATGTTCCACTGATTCCTAAAGGCATGCCGTCAGAGAATGAGCCCTGACCAAATGGATATACTAAGAAGACTGCAAGAGCTGCAGATAGAGGTGCTGTGTAAGCAACAAATATCCACGGTCTCATACCGAGTCTATAAGATAGTTCCCACTGTCTACCAGCATAAGCTGCGACACCTATGAGGAAATGGAAGACAACGAGTTGATATGGTCCGCCGTTATATAGCCACTCGTCCAGTGTGCCAGCTTCCCATATAGGATAAAAGTGTAGTCCGATTGCATTAGAGGAGGGGACGACTGCTCCTGATATAATATTGTTTCCGTATAATAACGAGCCGGAAACTGGCTCACGTATGCCGTCTATGTCTACAGGCGGTGCTGCGATGAAGGCGAGAATAAAACAAGTTGTTGCGGTTAGCAATGTAGGGATCATTAAGACACCAAACCAACCTACATATAGTCTGTTGTTTGTGCTTGTAACCCAGTCACAGAAGCTCTCCCAGTTGGAAGTTTGACTTCCTCTTGTTACTGAGATAGCTGCCATTAAAATATACCGGGAATGATTTGTCCTGTTGTTGCGTAAGCACCTACTGCTGCTACGAATCCGAGCATAGCTGCCCAGCCATTGAATCTTTCTGCTTCGTTTGTCATGATTGGATGTTTGTTAATTGGATAATTTGGAATGACTCTAGGTGGAGTCTCATTTGGAAAAATGTTTATAAGTTTATCTGTCATTTCTTTTTGGGTGATTTTTTCTTGTAAGGTTTTGCTGTTTTCGCTGACTTCTTAAAAGCAGCGGCGGTGGGAGAGCCCTTAGAACCCACCTTTCTCATTGTCTCACCAGAGCCAGCTTTAATACGCTTTCTCTTGGCGTGAATGTTTGCGTACAATCCTCTCTTAGCCATCAGACTTTTCCTTTTTTAATTTTTTTCATTAATCTTTTAAGGATCTTTGCACCATCTTTTGGTTCCTGTGGTTCATTAAGCTGATCTTCTATATCTTTAGGAAGCTTGGAAGGAAAGATGTCCATGGCAATCTTGTTACCTTTTCTTTCTTTCTTTTTACCATGTTCATTGTAAATTACTGCCATTGTCTCTCTATAATAGTGCGTGACCACTAGCATTTCCACTTACGTAGAGCTAATGCTTTACGTGTAGGTTTGCCGTTAGGTTTTTTCATTGGTCCTTTTACTCCACTCATGCGAGCACAGAAAGAACGCTTACGTGCACCACCTCCGGGCTGCGGTGCTTTGAGGTTAGAGCCGGTAGCAGCATTGTACTTCTTTCTACCGGCTGCTGTCAGTCCACCAGAACGGGACTTGTGCTTTCCCATCTTGAGACTGACGTTCTTTTTCTTTACAGCCATTATGCGTTATCGTTAACGTTACCATTAAAACTGGTGGAACTGTGGAAGGCGTCTATAGCTTGTGCCTTCTTTTTACCATGACCAAAAAGGTTTGGTATTGGTAACTGTTCTGTTGATTCTTTCTTCTTCTTTTTGCCAGAGTAGTCTCTGACATCTTGATAAGATGAACCTTTATAATAGTCAGCCATTACTTTTTACCTGTCTTTTTTTTCATGATTGCAGCCGCAACTTTTGGTGGCAGCTTTGCGAGCTTTGGGGAGATAGTCCCCTTAGCTTTCTTCTTGCCTGCTGGTTTTTTCTTTCCGTAATGTCCGGGCATAATTAAAAGTCCAAATTAGATCTGTCAAGTTTTTCGATAACATCTTGCCTGTAGGCTGGGTCGCTATCATACCTTCTGTCATTCATAGCTGATACTAACTCAGCTTGACTACGAAATACATCACCGCTTGCTGGTGGTGCTGTTTTACCTGTAACCATTCTACCTTCTACTCCATTAACTGTATCGTACTGAGCCTTGAGTCCAGCAACAGCAAGCTTAATAGCCTGTACGCTGCCAGAGTTGACAATCTCATCAAAGGCGTTGGTTTGTTCTTGATCTAAACTAGACTTAGCCCAGTTAACAACGTTTGAATAAGTCTCGTTTCCGCCTACTGATTGTTTGATGTCATTGATCTGAGCTTCAGATATATCATCAGAAGTTACTGAGTATCCTGACTCTGATGCTCTGCCAGCAAAGTATGATCGAACAGCTTTCTCTGAAAACCCAGCGTTTGTAAGTGTGCTTACCATTTCATCTGTAACCTCACCACCACTTTCGTGGAACTGAGTACTAATTTCCCAAGGATCTACACCAGCAGACTTTAGTTTTTCAGTTACAGCTTCTCCATACGTTTCTGTAACAGTCTCATAGTTTAAAGAGCCGTCCTCAAGATAACCATTTTCTGGTACAAACTCGCTGACCTCAGCTTTTTCTGTTGGCTCAGGTGACTCTTTGGTTTCTTCTTCTTTATTACCTAGTTTACTTTGCAGCTCCATGTATGCTTTTTCAAGCTCTTGAGCATCTTTATACTTACCAGCTAACAGTTGCTCCTGTTCCGCAACCATCTTCTCACCGACAGCAAGGGAGTCTTGCTCGTCGGGAGTAAGGTTGTCAGTCAAGGTTTCTGTCTGAGGGGAAGTATCTACTGTAAATGTTTCTGCCATTTATTCTTCTTGTGGTGGGGATATGTTTTGTAATACTGCTGCTGCTTGTTGGGCTAGCTGTGGGTTCTTGTCTGGGTCCATGACTGGTGTACCAGCAAGTTGACCAGCTTGATCTACAAGTGAAGCCTGTGATCTATCTTGTGCAAGTACTTGTTTCTGCTGTTGTAGCTCTTCGTTTGTACGTACAAGATTGAGAACATCTATACCTTGTGCAGCTGCTAGGCGTTTGATTGCTTCGGTTGGGTTAATAAACTTCATCAAAGCTTCTGGTCCTAGTGTCTGTGCAAT